CTGAAACCAGAGTTTGCTGGTGAGGCTGACCAAAGTCAGTTTGACCACACTCAGGACGATGGACCAATGAAAGAATTCATGCGTCCAGTCCTCGAAAGGTTAGGGTTCCCTGAAAGCTTCATATGCGATGCGTATCTAGCTTGTTCATCCGGGTATACATTGAGAAGGGGTCGACTGTTTGCAAAGGGTTCCGCGGGAACCCAGATGCCGACGGGTGTTACGACCACCACTTCATTCAATTCGCTGTCCACGCTGTCTATGTTCGTTTGGTTCCTCATGAACCGCGAACGTGTTGACGGTTTGACGGACGCTGGTTTGGAGTTGGGCTTCAATGTGAAGTACCAAGCACACGACAGTCTGCATACAGCGACCTTTTTGAAGGGCTGGTGGCAGCAAGGCATTGAAGGGACACAATGGGTCCCTCTGCCTTCGGCATGTATCAAAATCGGAAAGTTGTTGAAGAATCCGATCGACATAACGCGTGTGATAAGAAAGGGACGAAAACATCGACTCCCGTACGACGAGGCGGTGGCACAGTGTGCCACAGCCCTCGCACAATCGTATGGGAAAGTTGAGCGTTCTTACCCTATCTTCGGAGAATTTTTGTTTACCATGTCCCGGTTGGGAAAGCAACCAAGAACGGATTTGAAATGCCTTCAGGAGTCCTGGAAACCGGTGATGTCCGGTATTCAAGTGGACCGCGAGGGGGTTTTAGATTCGTTGTTGAGCCGCTACGGAATCGACCGTGATGAAGTCGAGGAAGTTGAGGCTCTGCTGCGGAAAGTAGTCAAGCTCCCAGCGCTCGTGGAACACATCGTGTTCGACAAGCTCTGTGACGCTGACTACTAATCGCAGCGGAAAGGCAGCGTGGCTACGGCCGGGGATTCACGATCCCCCCTAACGCAGTGCAGGGGTTGGAATAAATTTTAGTCAACAATCTAAATGCCCAGTAGGAAAAACACAAACAAGCGCAATCAAATTGCACAAATCAATGGTCAAGGTGGATACTACACCGATAAGATCGTCCCCGCCATGCAGTCGTTGGTTCCGAAAGGGACCTTTCGTTCATTCGGCGAGAAAGCCGGCGCCCTCGGGGGCGCCGCGCTTGGAACCCGTATGGGAAGACCTGGCTTTGGGGCCACCGCCGGCCGTTCGGCCGGGGGTTTCCTCGGAAATGGGTTGTCTCGTATTCTTGGGTTTGGCGACTATTCGGTTAAAAGTAACAGCATTTTTCAGGAAAGTATGGCGATCGCACCAGGCGAGGCCGTCCCCGCGTTCGGGATGATCGGACAAGTGACGCGAGTGCGTTATCGCGAATACATACAGGATATTGTCGTTCCTTCTACTCCCACTGCTTTCACTAACACCGCATTCACTATCAACGCCGGCGATGCCGTCACATTCCCTTGGCTGGCAGCTCTGGCTTCCAACTACCAACAGTACAAGGTGAACGGAATGGTCTTCGAATATAAGACACTTTCAAGTGACATCACTGCCGGCGGCGCCCTGGGCGCCGTCGTTCTTGCAACCAACTATGACGTCACAGAGACGGAATTTACGGATAAACTCCACATGGAGAATTCGCAATATGCCATTTCTGCGAAACCATCTCAGAGTCAGATCCACACAAT